CTTCTAAAGATTCTATTCTATTTACATCTATACTAAAATTAACATTTCTCACACCCTTTAAAGACTGATATAGCTTATATGCTTTAAGTTGTCTTTCTTGTAAATCTACTATATCGTTTAAAGTGTTTGTCTTTTCTTCTATAAGAATATGATCTGTTTCTATTTTCTCTATATAGACACTATCTTTTAATACCTCATACACCTTTTTCAATTTATCTTGTTTCACTTGTAAATCTAAAACACTAGATAAGGTGTTATGTTTATATTCAATAATAGAAGGGTCAGTAGTGATATTTACATCATATACATCATCTAAATGTGAAATAATAGTGTTTAAAGTGTTTCTTTTGAGACGGTCCGCATCTACTGCATTATAACGATTTTCTAGGTCAGATAAAGCATTGTGATCTGTTTTAATGTCTATGTTTAAGACCTCAGATAAATTATCTATAAGAGATTTTAAAGCATTTCTATGTTTTAATTCTTGTTCTAGGGTGGAGATATTATCTTCTTTTTGTTTAAGTCTGTTTTCTAATTGGTCTATGAGAACAAGTTGTTTTTCTATATCATCAACACCATTAAATTTTTTGATGTAATCTTTAGCTTCATTAAGATCATTAGTTTTAGTTTTAATTTGAGTGCCTAAATCTTTAATCTCTGTTCTAGCGAGTGAAGAAGCTTTTTCTAATTGTTGTATAATATCAACATTAGATAAAGCACTAGCGAGAGAAGAAGGTGGCAAGTCAATTAAAAAGACTTGTTGAAATTGTTTAGCGATTTGAGGATAGACTTCTTTATTATCTACTTCAACAGGTTTAACTTTACTAGCGAGATATACCTCATTAGGGACTTCAGTGCCTACCTTTTGAATGAGTTTACCATTCACCTCATATTCATTAACATTTTTACCTTTAGACCATTTAATGGTATTGCCATCATCAAATTCAATTTCGACAGAGGTGGCGGGATTTCCTATGCGGACAAAGCTATTACCTCTAGGGTTAGTGAATACACCTGATATAGCTCTAGCAAGAGCAGATTTACCTGTGTTATTTTGACCTGTGATAATAGTTAAACCTTTAATTTCAACTTGTGCTTTACTGATAGATTGAAAATTTTCAACATTGATTTTCATGTGTAGTATATCCTTCTTAAATAAGACAAAGAGAATATACTATATTATATTAGTAATTAGTAGCTAAAACCTCAGATGTTTTAGCATTAGTCTTTCTATTTTCAGCTAAACCTCTATTAAAAGAAACAACATCTACATTAAATTCTTCATATAGTTCATGTACAAAAGGAGCTGTTGAATTAGATACCATAAAATAAGCACCTACACTGTCGATATAACGACATAAGTTTCTTACTTGTTTTTGCATATTAGCATCAAAACCTACTTCGGTATAAGATACAAAATTAGCAGTTTCACTTACAGGGACATAAGGAGGGTCTAGATAAACAAAATCACCTTCTTTAATATAAGGTTTCACTCCCATAAAATCACCTGTCAGTATTTGAGCATTTTGTAGTAGACGGCTACAGTTATAGATGACTTTTTCATATTTATCGTCAACAAAAACTTCACCTTCTTCTATTCTCCGATTAATAGCATTGGTAAATTCATTTTCTTTATTTACTCTCCACATAGAAGAGAAACTTGCTTTAAGTAAATAAATGAATCTCGCTGCATGAAAAGCAGGAGTTAATCTACCATATCTTGCTTTATCTCTATCTACCATTTTAATATTTTGAAAAGTATCCATAGAGTGAGAAATATACCCTAGCTCTTCTATCACCTCATCAGGATTATCTCTTACTTGTTTATAGGCATTAGTAATTAAAGGGTTATAGTCATTTATAATAGCTTTATGTGGAGCGACAGAAAAGAAAACTGCACCACCACCTACAAAAGGTTCAATATATTTATTATATTGTCTTGGTAAACGACTATGTATCTCAGGAAGTAATCTTCTTTTTCCTCCCACCCAGGGGAAGAAAGGAGTATTAGGACTTACACCTTTTTCAGGTAATATTGTACCTGCTCTTCTATTATTAAATATCATTTTTATAAACTCCCTTGTGTTTTATAAGAGAGTTAATTTATTTATAAATTAAATATCATCACCAAAATCTTCATCTAGTTCTTCAACATCTGAGAATAAATCATCTAGGTCAGCTGCTTCAGCACCCTTAGATACAATAGGTTTAGCAGGTGTTGCACTATCTCCACCCTTAGCACCACTTAAACTATCTTTGACTTGATTGAATAAGAACATTAAAGCACCTTCGGTAGCTGCTAGGTTATCTCTAAAGGTTTGTAAACCTTGACCACGAATTTCACCCTTCGGGCCCATCCATGAGAACCATGCACCCTTTTTAGCTATAACACCATTTGCAATAGCTAGTTCAATCACTGTTCTCTCATTATCTACACCCTTACCACTCATAAGGTAAAAATCAGCTTCATGGTGAACACTATCAGATACCTTACATTTATCTAAGTGAGCTCTCACTACTGCACCTGTAACGGTTTCAATAGATTTACCTTGTAAGGCATCCCATTCTTTACCCTTTTCTTTTTGAACAACAGATAATTTAATCTGTAACGAAGAGTAATATTGCCATGCTTTACCACCTTGAGCAAGTGTTTTAGGACCTGAGAAAGATGGCATACCACCGATAGCATCTCTTAACTGAGAGATACCAATAACAGCAGTATTGTGTTTAGCGATGAGTCCTTTGAGTTTAGGTAAATAAACAGACCAAGTTCTAGCATTTAGACCAACAGCAGGAGCTTCACCTTCGTTCTTTTCAAACATAGCTTGTGGCACACCTGCACCAACAGAGTCAATGACGATAAGGTCAACACCATCTTTAGCTGCAAGTGCCATGAACTTTAAGCCATTTTCAAGGGTGTCAGGTTGAACGAGCATGAATTTAGTTGGGTCAGAAATAGGCACACCTAGTTCAGCGGCATATTTAGGTTCAACTTCATTTTCCCAGTCAATGTAAAGAACAGTTCCACTAGCCATACAAGTTTGTGCAGCTGTCTGTAAAGCAATAGTTGTTTTACCAGCACCTGGATTACCATAGATGTTAGTGATACGACCACGAGGAATGCCAGGACAAGGTTTAACACCATTAGAATTTTCTTTACCACCAATGAGATAATCTAAAGCGAGAGAGCCTGTGGGGATATGTGGTGTAGTTTTAGAGATAGAGTTGGTATCGAGTTTAACAACAAAATCTTCTTTAAGAGATTTTTTAAGTTCCTCTTGGATTTTTAATAAATTAGCTTTCGCCATTTGTAGCTCCTATAAGAGTTTGGGATTTCCAATAGGATATTATATTAAATTAGAACCAAAATGCTTTCTTTTTAAAAGATAAATTACTTATTACTCCATCTAAACCATCTATCATCTTCTTTATGTGATATTCCTGTTCTCTTTACTCTCCCTTCCTTAGCTCCCTTTAAATATAAATCAACATCTGTAAATTGTTTCTTTTCTAACTCTGTCAATTCACTTATATCTATTCTCTCATCCATAACATCCCAAAACCTACTAGCTATCCTACCTACCCAATAAGCATCAGATTGGTGGTGATTAATAGATTTAACATGAGGGTTAGCTTTCTTACAGGCTTCCACCATATCAGCCTTTTGCATCTTCCAACCTTTAGGTCTCTGTAAAAATTCATGAGCATGAGATTTAACTTGATTAGGTGTTAAAAACACCACATCCATTTTTTCTAGTTTAAGGGCTTCATTGCTATAAAGAAATAAACCATACATCCCTTCACTATATAAATCATTAAAGATAGGTGATTCTATACCTACTTGTAATCTCTCTGTTTTCTTTTTACATTCTTGTATAAGTTTTCTTAGTTCTTCTCTTAGGTAAATATATCTATCTACAAAGATAATATCAGCTTCAGTAGAGAATAAACCTTTATCTACAATAGATAAATTTTCATCAATTAAAGTCCATCCAAAAGCTCTTAAAGATGGGTCGAGTCCTAGTATCATATAAGTTATCTCCTTTATGTATGATAAGGAGATTATAGTAATTATTCTTCAGGTGGCAATGTTATATCATGTAGTTTTTGAGATAATGTGTCAAAACCTAATATATGAAACACTTCACTTATAGGGTGAGCGATAATATTATGTATAGACCATTGATATTTTTTAGGTAGCTTTGCTATTAATGCTTTCATTATTCACCTTTTTCCATTCTTGCTTTAGCTTCTTTTAACCATTCATCTCCATCTACCATTTTACCAAAGTTAGCAAAAACAGATTCAGACATTTCTGGTCTTACTTTAGCTTCATCACAAGCCTTTCTAAAAGTCTCAGCTATAAAGCCGAATATGATTTTAAATGCTTTAGAATCTAAGTCCACAGATTGACCTGATAAGACTTCTTTTTTCTTTAACCAAGTATCACCTACAGCTTTAAGGGCAGAAATTCTACGAATAGATAATTGACTTGTATTTTCGCCTTTTCTTTCAGCTTCTGCTCTTTCAAATTTAAGAGAAGCAGCTTCTTCAGCAAGACCTTCAAGAACAGCATCTAAAACACCACCTGAGTCTGAGTTCTTTAAGGTCTGATCTAAAACCTTATCTTCCTCCATAATCTCTTTTCTTCTTTTATTCAAATCATGAATAGCAGAATTACCCACAGGTCCACCTGTTTGATAATGAGCTGGTGGGCCAGCATAGGGATTAGTAAGGGTGATTTCATTAGAATTAGGTCTACCTGGTAAACCTGACATAACAATAGGTGCACCTGTTTGAGGATTGATCTTAATAGTGTCAGTATCTCTAATTTCAGATGGTTTTCTCCATACTGTTTTACCTAATTCATCTACAACTTGTACTCTTGATACACTTGAATCAAACATAATAAAAAACCTTTGTTTTTATACTGGGTCATATCCTTCAGCTACTAAAAAGGTATTTACAAAAGTTTTGATAGTATTCTTATTACCTTCTAAAGTACCAAAGGTGTAAAGTAAATTACCATTATTATCATATTTATTAGAACCTGTAAATCTCATATCGTCTGTATTGTTATTGGTTAAATTTTCAATAGTGATATGAAATTTAGCACCGTCTGTATTAGCAGAGGGGTCATAAGATATAACGATCTCATTATTATACAAGTAAGCATAATGGATTTTAGTTAAAGATGTTTTAGCTTTAGTGATAG